TCCTCAAACATGTACTATCACAGGTGCTACATACAACGCAACAACCCAATACACCTACAGGATTAGATTAATTAAATCAGTTTCTGGAACAGTTACCGAAGTTGCTACACAAACAGTTGAGACCAGTACAAATGACACATCCACAATTGGTTATGTGCAAGCAAGCGTTTCTAAGGCTGGAGTGATCACAGCGACTGCTGTAATGAATGGTGGCACCACTGTTGCAACTTTAACAAATACTCCTTCCAGTCCGACTACTGCTATACGCCATGGGTTTATATTGGCCCCTACAACAACAGGGACCCAAGCAACAGGCATGGAACGTTTTATATATTCTCCAGTGTAATTACAGAATCGTAAGGTACATATGACTTTAGAACGCCCTATCCCTAAACCAACAGGAACTGTTGGAGACATTACCCGTGTTTTGGGAACAATGTCCCATCGCCATAGGGAGACACAACCAGAGGTAAACCAGCCATCACGTGACACTGTTCCTGGGGCTGGCTCAGGAGATCAGTAATTTGAAGTAAACTGTAAGCATGTCTATCTACTCCCAACAGATCATTGACGAGGTAATGGAGGTGGCACGGACATATCTCCGAGACTTCCCTAGATTCTTTCAGGTCTCTTTTGACTCCGTAGGTAGAACCTACGAGTTAGGCCACCCTAACATTGATGCTGACACCCTCTGGGTTGCCACTAATGTAGGCGCTTCAGTAACTGAATTAACGACTGCCCAATACTCTTTGGACAGCCGAAATGGTATTCTCCGCTTGGCAACTACTCCAGCGTCTAACGCTAAAATTATGATTGAGGGGTACCACTATGAGTGGGTTTCCCCGCAAGACCTTGAGTTCTACGCCAAACAGGCTATCTCTCAGCACACTTTTAGTCTTGAAATTCCACTAGAAAATATGGCTCAATTAATAATTGAGACCATTGGTATTGGGTGCATTGTAGAAGCCTTAGGTGCTTTGATGTCTGAGTTCAGTCGTGATATTGACGTAATGACTTCAGAATCTATCCATATTCCTGCTAGTCAACGATTTAGAATGGTACAAAGCCTCCTTGCCTATTGGAGTAACCAATATGAAACACAGGCTCGTGCACTCAACATTGGTGTTGACAGGATTGAAATCTTTAATTTACGACGTGTGTCTCGTACGACTAACCGATATGTCCCATTGTTTAAGGCTAGGGAACTTGGGGATTACGGTCCAACTGAACGGATCTTTCCAAACACTGACAAAGAAGTCATCCAGTTGGAAGAAGATCCAATTGATAACTTGCGTGAGGATGTATTTGTTGAAATGGAGCCTCAACAAGGCTATGTCAACAATACGTACTTTTAATGGACTTACGGCGTGAAGTAAGCCAAATCCGTCGTCACTATCGTGAATACACGAGGAACTACGGAGAAACGGTGGTGTGGTTTGAATATATGCCACAAACAACCCCAGCCAGCGCAGGATCCATATACGACGATGTGTACGACGAAGGTGCTATAGGGGCAAGCGGACGCAGGTATAAATCAGGTGTGGTCATACCTACGTTGATGATTACTGAAACTGAAGACCAAAAACGAGCCATCCCAGAAGGCCGTCAGCCTGTAGAACTTACTAACTTTGTGGCTTCTATTGAAGACTTTAGAAATGCTAGTGTATCAGATCCTTTTGAATACCAAAAGCATTTAAATGACATGTTCCTGTATGACGGTCGTTATTTCTCTATTGCCACTTATCGTGTCCGTGGTCGTTTGCGTGATGACGTAATGGTAGTAGTTGAAGGCATTGAAGTGTATATAAACCAAGAAATGCCATTTGATCCAGGTCCAACGGCTATGGGTATCCAGAACCTGCCTTGGCCTACAGCGTTGCCTAGTATTTGATAAACTTAAATCGATCTTGGTGAGCGCCAAGAGGTCCAACGCCTAGAACTTAAGGATGATTTATGAATGGCTTTAGTACGCCTATGCCAACAAGTTCTAGACCGTTTTTGTCAGGTGAGCCATATGTGCTTAACCGTATGATGCGCCAAACTACTGAACTACCTTCTATTGTTGCCAGCGCTATATCAGCCGCTATGTTAGAAGAATCCGATCGTGTACAACGTAACTATACGGATAAAGGAATTGAAGTATCTGCAGATGTTACCTATGATGTAGATAATTCAAAGTTTGTATACACCGCTAGTGGTGAAGACGCAGTAGATACTGAATATGGTGGCCCTACATCTAATCCACAAGCCATTTTGCGTAAGTCAGCCATCCGTGGTGCTGACCGTATTAAAAAAACCCTTGAAAAGAATATTACTAAAGGACTTGAAAAAGTATGAAACAAGGGTTTATTCTTGCCGAAGATGAGGCTATTAAACTTCATTTTAGCGGTATGACCGTGTCAGATGACCGTGACGCTTCACGACCTGTTCAGGTGTTTTTTAGGTACCCAGAAGGGGAAACCGAAAGGCATTACCCTTTCATCACAATTGAACTAATAGATATTGTGCACGCTAAGAACCGACAGCACTCTGAACTTTACTTAGATACTAACCGTCCTGGGCACCCCAACAACCTTAATTACTGGCCTAGCACATCCTCGGCTAGTTCCCCTAACGTTCCAGGATATGACTCTTTTAGAACTACAGAATTTGTTCCTGTAGACCTCTTATACCAAGTTTCCACGTTTACCAGAAGTGCTTTACACGACCGACAACTAGCCGCACAAATGCTTACGAACATTGTGCCATTTAGATACAGTTCAATCATTATAGGGGCGGACGGAACGTCCCGAAGATTGGACCTTTTAGATTGGTCAACAGCCGACCTTCTGGACCCAGAGGCTGGTTACCGTAAGCGTATTTTCCGCAAAATATACACTTTACAAATGAACTCTGAAATTACCACCTCAGCACTAGTCGGTCTCAAGAAAGTAAGTACTGTTTCAACTACAATTGAACAGACAAATTAATTTGAATCCCTGTAAGTCACCCCTGATTTAGGAGTAAAAATGGCATACGATCGTCCAGGAGTTTACGTACGTGAAACTCCATTCACCAGTAACATTGCACCACGCACGGCTACATCAGCCGCAGCCTTTGTTGGCTTAACAGAGCGTGGTCCTGCTACCCCAACACTAATCACCTCTTGGAATGATTACAAGTCCAAGTATGGTGAACTGTCGCAAACATATGATACGGGTTATGCCGTTTATCATTACTTTGCTAACGGTGGTCGTGATGCATATGTGTCACGAGTCATTGATACTACCGCAGTAGCATCGTCCAGCACTTTCCAAGGAACCTTGACAGGTGCATCAGCCGCTTCTACAATGTTTGTTTTAGAAGCCGCTTCAAAGGGTGCATGGGGAGATGCTCTTTCAATTGCACTCACCTTTGATTCTAATACGCTGGCAGATGTTACAACAGCGCCAAAGGTTCAGGCTTCTACATTGTTCTCATTGGTTGTTAGTCAGACTCGTGCAGGCTCATCGGTTGAAGTAGAGCGTTGGCAAGAACTATCGTTTGATGTATCTTCTAGCCGTTACTTTAAAACCGTTCTTGAACTTTATTCTTCGTATGTAAAAGTACAAGGAACACCTGCAACAATTGCAAGCAACGCCACAATTACTGTTTCAGGAATCACCACTACTGTGTTTACTAAATCGTTCTCACTAACGGGTGGTTCTGATGCAGTCACCCCAGGTGCAGTAAGCGCAGACACTGAATGGGCAACCGCTGTATCAAACTTGGATTCTGTAAGTGGTCCATTATTGATCAACCTTGTAGGACAAACTTCAAGTGTTCGTGTAAATAATGCATTGGCTTATGCAGCAGGACGTGCTGACGCTTTTGTGATCATTGACTCAAGTTTGACTGCATCAAGTAAGGCTGACGTACAGACTGCCATTTCTGGTTATAGCACCAGCAACGGTGGATTTGGTGCTGTGTATTTCCCATCATTGAAGATGTATGACCCTTCAAAGAGTGGTCCAACCGCTATCCGTGACACGTACGCAGGTGGCGCTATCGCTGGTGCATACGTACGTTCGGAGAACCTCCGTGGTGTTGCCAAGGCTCCTGCTGGTTACTTCTTGGATCTACAGAACGTTTATGGATTGGTATCAACCATTTCAGATGCAGATCAAGGAACGTTGTACACTACGAACAACGTTAACTGTTTGAAGTTGGTACCAGGTGGTGGAACTATTATCAATGGTGCTCGCACATTGGCTAAGAACCGTCCAGATAAGTACATCACAATTCGTCGTACCCTTTCGTATCTCCGTGTTGTATTGGATGCTCAAACACAGTTTGCAGTATTTGAGCCAAACGACGAACGCTTGTGGGACCGTATCAAAGTTTCGTTGTCCAGCACTCTTACAGATTTCTGGGCTAAGGGAAACCTGAAGGGTGCAAACGCCGATAGTGCGTTCTACATCGTTTGTGACTCGTCAAACAACACGTCAGCAAGTATTGAAGACGGATATGTAAACATTGAGGTTGGTGTAGCACTGCAGTACCCAGCCGAATTCGTTGTAATCAACCTCACCCAGTGGGCTGGTAACGGCTCTGCTGGAAACCTCTAATTCAAGGAGTTATTTAAAACATGCCTATAACAACACTTCGTACGGATCCACTCAGGAACTTTAAGTTTCGTGTGCAGATTATCCCAAAGGTTGCAGGTGGAAACCTTGCCACCTACGTCAGCCAAATTGGCGAACTTGGTTTTGCCCAAGTAAGCGGTATCTCAGTAACCAACGAAATCATCTCGTACCGTGAAGGTGGCATGAACACCCACCCACACAAGATGGTGGCACAGTCTGACTTTGCCCCTGTCTCGTTTGCACGTGGTGCTTTCAGTGGTCAGGGACAATTGTTCCAGTGGCAAAAATTCCTCCATGCTTGGTTGGGTGGTGGTGTTGCTGGTGAACCAGGACTTTCTAATGGCGCAGGAGATTACCGCTGTGACATTTTAGTTAAAGTTTACGATCACCCACATACGGCTTCTGAAGTCGCTGGTCAAACAGGACTAAACTACCAATGGGATGGCGGTTCAACTGGCTCACTTACCCCTGTAGTTCCTGGTAGTGTTAAGTTTCAATTCAAACTTTACAATGCATGGCCTGGTGCGTACGCTCTCACCGACTTGAACGCAGGAGACAATGGTATCCTGATTCAGTCAATGACAGTACACCACGAAGGTTTCTACATTGACTGGAATGGAACAGAAGATCTCGCTAGCAAGTAATTAAAAACTTAAATTAGGAGCACAACAAGATGGATCAAAAGCAACAGGCTGACGCACTCAATGCCGCTCTTAGTGAGAAGGTACCTGAGATTAAAGAAGCCCCAACAACAACTGTTGAACTTCTTCGTGGAGTTTTTAATACAGAAACTAATTCATGGGAAACAGAAGCCAAGGTTCGTGAACTTAATGGCTTTGATGAAGAGTCCCTAGCGTCTATGGATAGTAGGAACGTCGTGTACGCCGAGTACATGACGTTTCTGCTTAAACGGGCTGTTGTGTCCGTAGGATCTATAACCGTTGCTGATAATCCTTCGGTTATTGAAAACCTAATTATTGGTGACCGTGACATTCTTTTCTTAAAGATTATTGAAGCCACCTACGGTAATAACCGTGAATACCAGATTCAATGCATGTCTTGTCAAGCATCCAATGATGTAATTATCACTATGGATACATTCAAAAACCGAGAAACAACACATGACCCTAAACTGCCTTTGGAGTACACCTTTGGCGATGGAACGGTTGTTAAAATGCGGTTGCCTAACGGTATAGACAGCCAGATAGTTGCAAAGAAGTCTAAGACTGTGGCGGAGCAAAACACTTTAATGTTGGCTCGTTGTGTAGAGCACCCAGCAATGCATAACCCAGTTGAGTGGGCTAAAGGGCTTGGATTAAAAGATAGAAGCGCCCTAGTTAAAGTCTTGTTGGACAACCAACCAGGCCCTGAAATTGGGGAGGTGAATGCCCAGTGTGCCACGTGTGGAGAAGACTTACATATCGTGCTTGATTGGGCATCCCTTTTATTCGGTTAACTTAATTCATATATACTGGGAATACGATCTGATCGCCACGGTTTACAAGGGCTTTACGCTCAACGACATACAAAACATGACAGTACGCCAACGAATGTACTGGTCGGCAATGGGTAAATGGCGTAACTCTGGAGACTGATGGAACATGCCTGAAGAGCGTAGTTTAGGTGACGGTGCTTTAGGCGGACGATCACGCTCAAACACAGGCAACGTTAACGCCAGCGTGGGTCTTCGTTTAGATAAGTCTGTGGCCCGTTTGTGGATGACCACCTATGATGACCTTACTAGAAAGGTTATTAAACTCCGTGAGGAGATAGTAAAGTTAAATAACGCTGCAAGTAACACAACTCGTTCTATTCAAGGTATCTCTTCTAATGGCACTAATGCCGCTACGAGCACAGCAGGCGCAACCAACAATGCCATTGTGCAAAGTGCGTCTATGGTTAGAACACCTCAAGCCGCTGGTATTGGAGGTGCTGGAGGGGGGGCCGCCGCTGGAGGTGGGGGTGGTGCAGGAGCCGCTTTGGCGATGTCAAGTCCCCAAGGAGCCGCTGCTGCTGCTGCCGCTAAAGTTATTAAATCTCAACTTGACAAAATGCAGCAAGCAATGGCAAAGTTGGATGCCAGAATTGATACAGGGTATTCATCATCATTAGTTAATGATCGCCAGAGTGTTATGTATCAGCAGATGTATGGCATTAGTCAACAGACTAACTACAACCGCTTTAGGCAACCAATTAATAACTTCCGCCTAGGTCCTGGCGGTATTAATGAAATGCTCCGCCTACAGGCAAACACAGGTCTCAACGCCCAAATGATGTCTAGAAGCGTTGAGGCTATTAGAACTATCAGTGGATTTGGTTTAAGCACTTCAGATGTAAATCAAATGATTTCAACTATGGCTTCTCCAGAAGTAAACAACCGTATGACCATGACTTTGGGTACAGGTATCTATGGACCTGGCGGTAAACAACGATCTCCAATGGAAGTGATTCAAAGCATTGTCCGTGCAGCAGGTCTCACTAACGAGACAGTAGTTAAAGGTGCGCTACAACCTGGATCTATGACTCGTGCACGCCTTACTGCAATGGGTGTTCCTGAGGATATGCAAGACACGGTTATTCAATACGCAATGCAAAACATTCAATATCAAAAGAAGACAGGCGGTAAACAGGGTATGTATAACCCTGGTAACCGTGACCAACTTAGAACAATGGGTATTGAAGGAAACCTTGCCACTGAGCGTGAGGTAACTGATGTACGCCGAGAGCAACGCTCAGAGTCGTTCTATAACAAACAAAAAGATAACTATGCGTCTATGGAACGCAACACGCAGAAAATGGAAACGTTAACTACAAAGATTGAAGATTTAACGTCTGCCATTATTGGAGCACGCATCAGTACCCGTGGGCACCCCCTTACCAAAGCGCTTGGTAAAGGCTTTAGTTCCATTATGGGACCAATCAATGACGCCCTTAGTATTTTTGGCGGTGACCCTGTAGAAAAAGGACGTGGTTCTAAGCCTATTACTGGTGGTGGTAGTGGTGGTGGGTCTCCTAACGTTCCAGGTAATTTAAATAAAACATTTGGTGATCGTTTACGTCAAATGATGGCAGAACGCCCTGGCATTACTATCGGGACAGGGTTTCGCTCATCGTCCGCCCAACGAACTATGTTCTTGTCACGTTATTCAAAGACTTCTGAAAAAACAGGTGTTTATTGGGATGGGTCGTACTGGAAGAAGCATGCTGGAGTTCCTGATGCGGCTCCTCCAGGAATGTCCATGCACGAACTTGGTCTGGCTGTTGACCTTGACTACCCTACAAAGGCTGACGAAGAATGGTTTATGAGGAATGCCTCACGCTTTGGACTAAAAACCATTGCAAGTATTGACGAACCATGGCACGTACAGCCAGCAGAACTTCCAAATAGTCGTCGTAAGTATGAAGAGGCTGGCGCTCCATGGGGCCGTGGACCTGCTGGAACCGTGGCTTACCCATACGATGCTACTTTTGAAGGAACATCAAAAAACGATTCATACACCAGCAGTGGAGTTGCTGTTAACTCTCAATTAAGCATTGCTGATTCTATTGCTTATGATCGTGCGACAAATCGCATGCGTTTAGGTGGTGGTGGTGCTGGTGGGCGTATGGTAACCCTACGTACTGGGTCGTCATCAGCAGCAGGAACTGGGACAAGTAAAAGCCCTGCAACAGCACCTAAGTCAGGAAACATTCCTGCTGGGTTTAAATACCGAACAACTCCAAACTACGATGGTTGGGGTTACTTTGTTCCACAAACGTTTACCGATGCTGACTTAGAACAGTTGCACTTACATGAACAAAAAGACTGGACCAGAACTGTAAAAAATAGGGATGGCACACTCATGGGTGGCTTTGCCATGAACCAATTTAACTGGAACAGGGGTGGGGGGCTAGCCTTTGCAAAAAACCCTGCACTAGCAACACCCGCAGATCAAAAGAAAGTAGCCAAAGTTCTGTTAGAGCAGTTTCATGCTCATGATGGATTTGAATCTATAGTGCGAGGAAACATCTCATGGCCTGGTGTAGGTAAATTAAAATCAGTTGATCTTCCTCCTGGAACACCACGTAGTACTACACATAGTAGTTCAAGTAACCGTGAAGGTGACCCTCTAAATGCCCCATCTCGTGTTAGTAGCAACACAGTCATAGTTGATGGAGGCGGTGGTGGGATTACTATTGCTCCTAACATTTATATCCAATCAGCAGGTAACCATACAGCAGATGCTAGACGGGTTGCTCAAGAAGTTGCTGACATAGTTACACGCCGTGTTAAAACAGCGGCATTGAGAGGAATGTAATGGCTAGGTACGCCTCAGATCAATTTTATAACTTTGGTGCCTACGAACCAGGTTACGCAGCACCAGGTTCTGGAAGTGAATATGGTTATCAAGATAACCCACGTTATTTATGGCCTAGTGATAACTATCGTAATGCTTTAACAGGGTCTAACATAGGATTAAAGCGTGGGTATATTAGAATGCTTGCTGAAGCCTATGGAACAGATGCAATAGGTAAAAAACTTGCAGGTCGTCGTTTTCATTTTCAGTTTAACCCAGATGTTTTAGTGCGCCAAGTAAGCGCACGTAATGATGTTCAATTTTGGATGAACCAAGATCCTGGTCAGTTAGTTTCTCCTATTCCTGGCGATGCTAACTTTGCATTTGAGTTTATAATTAACCGAGAAGCCGAAGTTGCAACTGGTTCATATAACGATGGTTCTGTCGCATACGCCGACAAGGTAGATAGAAAACCACGAATAAACGCTTCATCTGGTACTGGCATTGTTGGTGGACCTAGCCCATATGGAAATATGCCAACTCGTATGACGTACGATCCTACTTCGGTATCAGACATTGGTGTATTAGCAGACCTTCTTGTTTTTGACAATATTATTGGTCAAGGCGTTAACGCTGAGTTAATAACATCAATTTTAGGAAAGTTCAACGCTAACAAAGACGCATACAATGCAACAATTGATACAACAACAGACGAACAAGACAAAAAACAAATAACCTCTGATGTATCTAAGTCAGTAAATGAGTTCCTTCAGGGAAGTGTTGGTAACTCTGCGTTTCTTATTTCACAACCAGTACGTATTGTGTTTTCATCTCTGTATATGGTTGAAGGTTTCGTTACCTCATCTACAGTTACTTTTAACAAATTTAATTATGCAATGGTCCCTACTCAGTGCACAGTGTCTATCAACATGCAAGCAATGTATATTGGGTTTGCTTCAAAAGATACATTCCTTACAACAACTTTAGCCGCCGCTAACTCAGGTGGTGGTGGTACTGGTGCAGGGGATCCTGCGGCTACTCCTCCTCAGACAGAATCCCAAGGATTAGAAGGATTGAATCTTTTTAGTAAAACATCTTTATCTATCGTAGATGGTGCCAACTTTCAACAGTTAGCGCCTTTTGAACTCCTTACAAAGGATTCAAACCCTACTACTTTTATATTTTACGCTATTAAACATCCAGATTTTAATGACGCTATTAAAGCAGGGTACGTACAAAGTATTACTGCAACTATTGACATAGACGTTATATACAAAGGTGGTGGTACTGGTAGTGGTTATGCGGTTGACGAATTAGTGCATAGTTTTTCAAATTCACAAGACATGGTAAAGATGGATAAAGCAACATTTGAGATTACACGTGCAGTACCTCAGATTAATAAACCATGGGCTACTAATAGTGGTGCTACTTATCAATTTAAAGGAAGCGTTACATTTGAAGTATTTAGCCCACAAACTTCAACCATCAGTAAACAAGTGGCATCAATAGATAAGACTATTACGTGGTCTAATTACATAAGCGCAACAGATTTCACTATAACAAAGGTGGCTTAACAACTATGGCACTTAGTACTGGTTCACGATACACAACTAAAACTAATGATGCTGATTCCGCAGTTATTGCTGTACGTAAAGGTACGGCCTCAGTTAAATATACTAACTATGTTGTAGGAAGTTCAGAAACATTTGAAAGTATTGCTAATCGTATTTATCGGGATCCTAATTTATATTGGAAAATTGCTGATATAAACCCACATGTTAAATTTCCAACTTTAATTCCTTTAGGGACTACCATCCGAATTCCATCATGATCTTTAAAAGTAGCCACCCAGGATCACCTGATGTCTCAGTAGTTATTAGTGGAGCAACAGTTGATTACACCACTATTACGTCTCTAACTGTTGACGTACATGAGAACATGCATGATGTGGCTACAATTACATTCTCTGGATTAGTTCCCGTAGGTATCACAGACTATGTAGGATCTCCTGTTTTTATTTCTATAAAAGTTGGGGCTGAACGTACTGTTGACTTTTATGGTTATATTTCATTTATTGAACCTAAAATGGAAACAAGAAAAGGATTAATTAATAACAGTCCCGTACAAACCGCTGTAGCAACATGCATGGGTTCTTCATATGATATGTCTTATCCCATATACAAAACATGGGAAAACATAACCCTTGCTCAATTAGTATCTCAGATTGCTAATGAGTATGGATACTCTTATGCTGTTCCAAATGATACTTTTGTGTGGAAGCGCTTGGCACAAACAGGGACGTCTGACTGGGAATTGCTAACAAGTGCTTGTAAGTCAATTGGGTATAACGTGACAGCCTCTGGTACCCATATACATGTATATGACCCTTACAAAGCAGTGTCACGCCAACTTCCTTATGTTGAACTACTTAATGTTCGTGGTGCCTACGGTGACTTAAAGTATGAACCAGGTCGCATCATGGAGTTCAACGGTTTATTTGGTGACACTACCCTTGATGGGACCATTTACAATTACAACTATGCGGGAATTGACTCTTCAGGAACTATTGTCCGTTCATCAACTGATGATACTGACTTTACAGGTTTTGGAGAATTAGTGTCACGTAAAGGGGTTGCCGAAGTAAATACCAACGTTACGTCCCTAGACATGTTAAATAGACTGTCTAAAGCGTCCGTTAGGCAACACTATCCGTACAACGCAACTGCACTAGTAACAGGTGTCCCCGATCCAGTCCCTGGGTCTGTTGTTAAAATTGACAACTTTAATTCTAATTTTGATGGTTACTGGTTGGTCCGTGGAGCACGACACACAGTGACTCGGTCTAACTATGTAACTGAGTTGACCATTGCAACGGACTCCACAACGGGTAAAACTTTGGAGTCAAAGCCTGGGGCGGCTTTTAAACTACCCCCACCTCCTGTTTTAAATAAAGATAATGTATGGGTATCTTCTTTAGATTTTGGTGATGTCTATGCTTAATAACCCAGTTTACCGAGCACTTGTTGTGCATTCAGATAATTCAACAGGGATCATCAAAGTGCGCATTCCTGCCCTATCTGGGATAGACAGTGTCGTAGATATTTCATATATCGGTAGAACGGCGTATAATGGAGTCTGGCCCGTACCTGCAATTGGATCACAAATAGTAGTCACCGCTGACGATGCCCACCTTACGAACGTCTTTTGGGTTCAAGTAAACCCTGATGCCCCAACGTCTTTGGCGGGAGTTAACGCAAGTATCGCTGACCTGCAAACAGCGGTAGGAGACAACGAGTCAAACATTAATGCAGTACGGACAATGGTCGCCGCTAATACGTCGGCTACTGACCGTAACACAACAGATGTCTCAATAATTAATTCAACTATAAGCACGGTATCTACCGATATTTATAGGACAACTAATATGTTGCAGACGATACAGGCGATCAGTTCTACGCTGGAAGCCCGTACATCTGAGTTGGAAGATTATGTAGATGCTTTTTATTTAGGAGTTTATAGATAATGTCAACAATTAAAGTACCTTTTCAAATAGAATCTTCTGGACGTGTTGGACGGGTTTTAGATCAAAACTCTATTGCTAAACAACACGTTATGGACATTTTAGTTACGTCTAAGAACGAACGAACTATGCGTCCTGGGTATGGTGCTGGCGCCAATGACCTTATGTTTGAACCTGTAGATGACCTCATATTTTCAGAATTTAAAACTGATGCCATGCTTGAATTTAGCAAACATCTCAACATCGCAACAGTTCTTGATGTGCGTGTTGCCCCCATGACCACACCATATTTCGGAGATGACGGTACTTCTTTAGAAGTATCTGTTCATTACCGTACTGCATCTCCAGGAGTACAATCCCTTAATTACAATATTGTTTCTATGGATAACCTTACTGAGGAGACGCTTTCATGAGCACTTTTGACTACACAAGCCGAGACTACGCATCTATTCAAGCGGACTTGTTCGCTCGTGCGTCACGACAATTACCTGAGTGGACAAGCCGTGAGGCGTCTGACTTTGGTGTACTTATGGTTGATTTGTGGGCGTATATGGGGGACGTGCTCCATTACTACATTGATCGTGCGGCTGGGGAATCGTTCCTTAACACGGCTACACAACGTGAAAGCGTGCTAGCAATAGCCAACCTATTAGATTACGTACCATCTGGACGCCGTTCAGCAACTGCCTCAATACAGTTGGATGCATCTAATACTACAGCAACGGACCTTAACCCAGTATTTATTCCTAAACGAACAAGGTTTCTTGCATCTCCATTGGTTGACTCAGCAAACAAAGTTGTGTTTACCAGTGATACCGCTATTGCTTTTGTTGGTACCGCTAACGGAGCAAGTACAAACATTGTGTCAGATGGAATTACCTACAACACTTTTCCAAAAACTACTGTAGTTACAATGCCCGTTACTGAAGGTGAATGGTATACCGAAACATACACATCTACTGGATTGTTTGGTCAACGGATAACCCTACGACAAACAGGTGCTGTAACAGAAAGCATTTCGGTTTCTGTAAACGAAGGGGCTGGAAGTACCAGTGTTCCATATACCTATGTAAGTAGGATCATTGAAGGAAAAAATAGCGACAAAGTATTCTCTGTAGACATCACAGCAGATAACTATTCTGTAATTAGTTTTGGCAACAACATTAATGGATTTATACCACTTATTAACTCTACTATTACAATTACATACCGCAAAAGTCGTGGCAGTGCAGGAAACGTAGTTATTGGAGCAATAAAAGAGATTGAAAGTTACCAAGTACCAAGCAAGCCAGCATTAGACGGGTTAGTAGTTCTTGCTAACACCTCTAAGGCGGTTGGTGGTGTTGATATTGAATCAATCTCTTCTCTAAAGTCAAACATACCAGCAGCATTTAGGTCACAAGACCGAGCCGTATCTTTACAAGATTATAAAGACCTTGTACTTCGTGTTCCTGGTATTGTTCGTGCAACATCATACGTTAGCGGTAGCACTGTTCAGATTCTTGCAACCAATCAAATATCTGATTATGGGTCCAGCAACACATTGGTGTTGTCTGCTGATGATGTTTCCCGTATCCAAGCGTATCTTGCACCAAGAGAAATCACGTTTGTAACGTCTAACGTGGGTGCATCAGTATCGTTAACTCCCGTTAACTTTAGTGGAACTATTCAAGTTAAAGATAGTTATATTAGAGAAAAAGTAAAAGACAATGTTGTTACTGCTATTTATAATTTGTTTAGTTTTGATAACGCATCGTTTGGAAACAAAGTCTCTTTAGGAAGTGTGTATCGTGCAATACTTGATGTTGACGGTGTGGACTACGCAGTAATTAGTAGGTTTACCACCACAGTAAATAACGTAATTGATAGTAGTGGTAGTTTTACAGGTGTTCAAGCACCTGAAACATCTATGTTGGTAATTAGCAATACGTCTGCTTTTGTACTAACACCTAGCGGTGGTATCTCCGCTTCTGGAGCGTAACTATGGCAAGAGAGTCATTTAGACTTAGGCGGTATGTTGGTGCTGGTGACCTAACTGGTGTAGGTTCGTATGTCCGTGGTTTGGACACAATGCAAACTACTGCTGGAGCGTCTGTTGTTGATCAAGACTCGGCTATCCGTTCTACGGGTATTACTACATCTCTGCCAGTCTTTACAAGCACCTCAGCCGTTGATGCTGGCGAATCGGTGTTTGAAGGACAAGCAATTGAATACAATGCTGTAGTTTTAAATTGGTCGTTGACAGATGACTTTGTTACTGCCGACACGGTTACTACAGGTAACGTAGGTTTAATAAGTGTTGCCGTAGTTTACTCAACCACTGGTTTTCCAGAAACAGTTGTTGATGGTGAGTTGCTTGTAAGTGGAACTACTAATAACTACTTACACCAACAAACAGTTACTATTGGCACAGACGCTGGACCACTGTACGTGGAAAAGCCAGAACCAGGTAAATGGGCGTACTACACGTTGTTTGCGTACTATAACGCTGACGGGGTTAATGGTTCATACTTCTATGATCGTTTGGCTTCTATTGAGGTACTTGTCCCTAAGGATTACGGTTCACGAACTGAGTTGTGGAACCGAATACCCACGTATTACCGAGAAATGGATATCAATAATAACAATCAATTTGAACGCTTTATTGATACTTTTGGATTTGAACTAGACCGAAACCGCACACTTATTGATTCTGTTATGACACAGTATGATCCTTTGTTAGCAGACGCAGAGGGTGTTGAACAACTAGCAACCATGCTTGGGCTAGAACTTAATGTTGATGACATCGGGGTATCTAGGACTCGTTCGTTGCTCCATGACATTGGATACCTACGCCGTACTAAGGGAACACTTGAGTCAGTTCGTGATTACATCACTGCAGTTAGCGGTTCTGACGTAACCATAACCACAGGCGCTTCTGCTCCGTTCTATACCTTCAATGTTCACGCACAACGTGCCAACCTTGTGGCTGACCCACGGTTCCTTACTAACTCAGGTGTGTCATGGAACGTGGCGCAACAACCTGCGGTTACACGCACCAACCTGATAACCAACCCTAACTTTGAGGTGAACACAACTGGCTGGACTGGTTCAGGAACTTTTGCCAGAACAACAGCACAATTTTACTCTGGTGTTGCTTCAATGTCTTTGACGTATACAGGGTCTGGAACTGTATTAGTAGAACAGTCAACACGACCTGTGGTTACCGCAGGTTTGACATATACAGCAAGTTTTTATATGAAGCAATCTGTTAATGCTGGTCTTGTTGTTTGTAACTTCATGTGGTACAACGCTGCTGGTTCATTAATCCTTGATGATTCACACCAATCCAATGACCCGACTACGGAATGGCAGAGGTTTAGTTATACAAGAACTGCGCCTGCTAATGCTGTTTCTTGCTCTTTCCGTGTGTACCAGTTTTTAGGTGAGGGTGGTGGTGCTGTTGCGACAGTGAACTTTGTTGATGCTTTCTTGATTGAGCAAGCCTCATCTGCGTTGCCATATTTTGATGGTACTTATGTAAATGATTACCAAGGGTATGGAATCCTAAGTAAGGGTTGGTCTGGAACGGCTAACGCTTCTACCTCTACTGCTTCTTGGTTTACTGGTAACACCAGAACCAACCTTGTCAACAATCCAAACTTTGAAGTAAACACAACGGGTTGGGGTGTTGACGCTGTAACAACTTTGGCTCGCAGTACGGCCCAATTTTATTCTGGAACGGCATCAGGTTTAGCGACTATCACTAACAATACTGGAGCCGCAGGAATTAATAACCTAAGTGCCCGTAACCCTGCTACGGCTGGCTTGAGTTACACGGCATCGGCTTATGTGAGACTGAATACTGGAACGGCTTTTCCTTATTATGTGGCTCTGTACTTTTATGACGCTGCGGGAAGTATTCTTTCCGCCCCATCAGCAACCGCAACAACTATGGGTTCTGCGTGGGAACGAAAATCTGTTACAGCAACCGCACCAGCCAATACTGTGAGCGTTGGGTTGGGTGTTTTTAGATCAACAGCACTCACTGGAACATGTAGTTTCTATGTTGACGCAATTATGGTTGAACAATCCTCATCTGCACTCCCATACTTTGACGGTACTTATGCTGACACATACACGGGTTACACTCTAAATACCCAATCATGGAATGGAACCGCTAACGCCAGCACTTCTACAACATCTTGGTACACCACCAATCTTCTTCCAACCATTAGTACGGCACCAGCAGAAGGTATTCAAATTACGGCTGGTGCTTCGGGCAACAAGATTGCGGTTGTTTCTAACGTAGCCGTCCCCGTGTCAGCAAACAATTTATATTACATATCTGCTGACTTCTCTGCACTCCCACAAATTGTGTACGGTGGGTCATGGGGAACCAGTTCAACTTGGACAGACTGGACAGACGCCACAGCCGCCGATTCTATCTCTGTGGGTGTTGACGGTAGGTACACCTATCTAATGAACGCAACCACTTCGGGAACCAAGTACCCTGCATTCCTATTAAACCTCAGCGCAGGACAATCAATTACTTTGTCTAAATGGATGGTTGAACCTAATAGTGTTGGACAGTTCTTTGACGGTGATACTGTGTTCAGCGGGTTTTTGTACCAAGGATTTACTTCTGATCATACGTGGTCTGGGACTAAATACGCCTCATACTCTCTATATACGACTAACCGTAAAAAGACGCAAACTGCGCTAACCACTTTGATGCCAAAGATTCTACCTGTTACGCTGATGGGTACTTCAGGTGGAAACGCCAAGTACCTTATGCAGTTTGATTGGATCCCAGGAAAAACATGATTACATACCTTGTGGCAGGTTTAGCCGTATACAAATTGGTTCAATTACTAAATGTACTAACGCCACGAGAAGCAATGCCTTGGGTCAAGATCCTTGCTGGAATTATCTTTGGGTACGGTGCATCTTTTGTTTTAAATATTCAAGACATATGGACATCTGGTCTTGTAGTCGCTACACTGGCTGGCGCCTGCCACGGTGTACTCCGAATGATTACGCTTGTGGGAGACATGGCACAACGCAAATCATTAAAATAGGAGAAAACGATGCTAAAGAAATACGGTGTATTAGGAACAGGTAGAACCAGCAAAAACATCATTGAGGACGCCCTTAACGAATTGGGCGTAGATAACAACTTTATTGTTACCTGTGGTGCCAAGCCGTCAGAGTCAGAGTCACGAGTAATCAACTGGCTGATTGACATGGAAGTTGATTTCATGCTTACCCACAATGGTAAGGCTCCTGCGGAGTTTATTGAGAAGGCTTCAGTTGAGCGACTAGACGCAAACCCAGCAAGAGACATGATTCATTATTTGTCAAAGACAAAAGGAACTCTTTTGCTTCTTTGGGATGACACGCTGGTACCTGAGATGGAAGAGATCTGTTTTGATGCCGCTGACGCTGGCGTCCCTATCTTGGACTTGACTAATGGACTGGTTCCTATCGTTGTAGATATCACTTCTGAAAAAGAAGAAGCACCTAAACCAGTACCAACTGAAGAAGTTGAGATTGAACCGTTTAGTCGTGATGAAATGCTTTCAATGTCCATTGGTGTTCTACGAAAGACAGCCAAGTCTCAAGGGATCCAAGTAGGAACAAGCATGACCAAAGAACAAATCGTTGATGCAATTATCCATGACGTTGACGCAATTATCAATGACGCCGAAGTGATTGAACCAGTCATTGAAGAAGAGGAAGAGATCCTCCCACCGATTGACCTAGGTACATTCCATGTTGTAAGTAGCGCTACAAATGACAGAGCGATTACTAGTTCTTATAACACGTGCATGCTTACGGCAACATTTCCTAGCGGAGTAATTATGAGTCGTCCTGCAAATGTGGAAGAAGTCAAACAGTTGTTTGGCTTCGGTGCAACTATTTAATTACCACTTCACCCTGTCAGCCCAGTAGGCAGCAGACATCTTTCCTTTAGCAATATTCTTTGCATGACGTGCTTTGAATGAATCATTGCGTGCAGAGCCTTCAGGTGAACCTTTAACGCCTTGTTGTCCAAAGCGAATAGTTTTTACTTGGTCACCTTCTTTAGCAACAACAATGTGTGACTTGGTTGGATGATCAGGCGTTGCTTTTGGTTTGTTAAAGCCAGATACACCAGCACGAGCCAGGCGTGGATCTTTCTTACTTTCAGCCATTACTTTTTGCCTTTCTTACTGACAGCCATGTTGTCAACAAGGTTTGGATACGGACGACCTGCGGCTTTTGCACGAGCCTTTGCTTCTGACTTTTGTTCAGGAGTCAGTTTGTCTGATTTCTTTTTAGGGTTGGGTTTATCCCATACTTCTTTTTTAGATGCCATGGAATAAGTTTAGCGGTTGGGAGGAGGACCGTTAACACGGGTGGGGGAGAAAGGAGGGAAAGCCCCCACTCTGTCGTCCTGAGGAGGTCGTCCCCCTCCCAACACTCTAAGCACTATAGCACCCGATCAGGAAGGTGCCAAAGTGGCTAGCGAGAGTGTAGCATTGCGACCCTAGATAACAACCTGAGGAGCAATATGGCACGAAACAATAAGTTGAGCGGACCCTTTTTACCTGTCCCGAGATGGGTGCTTCCGTACATCGCTACGGACTACATCTCACACGCAGTACTGAACCACATGCTTCAGTACCTACACCCAGATACCCAAGAACTGACAACCTCCTACCAGCACATTGCTGACCAGTTGGGGTGCGACCGCAGAACAGTAATCCGCTCTATGAAGCGCCTAGAAGAGATCGGTCTGATCGTCAAACAGCACCGTGTGACCCGCAGTAACAAGAACCTGACAAACCGCTATTACGTCAACTTTAACAACCCACTAGTGTCACACGAGTCACCCCTAGTAGTGTCTGTGGAGACACTAGGTAGTGTCACGGGTGACACCACTAGTAGTGTCACGGGTGACACCCAATCAAGAGTAAATAACAAGAGTAAAAATAACAAGAAGAGGAAAAATCCAACAAAAGTAGATCCAAGGTTGATGGATGAAAAATCAATCTGACGACTGGGGCGTTGGTTTAGGCGAAGACCTTGACAAAAAAGAACTTGCCCCTAAACAGACTAAGCAAGACTCCCGAGGAAGTTTGGTGTACTTCTTCCGTGACAACCTGCCCGCCGAAACGCTAGAGAGAATCACCGCCCCAGTAAATGGCCCCGCCCTAATGAAAGGTTTTAAGAAACTTTCCGATAAAGGGTTTTCAAACGAACAAATTCGTGGCATGATCTTGGCATTCGTTAAGGACATATCACGAAGGGCATTACCAGTAGACGTAGCGCCATGGAGGGCGTTCTTAGCAAATTTAGATAAATATGCAAAGGAGATGCATGTCAAAGAAAATGATCAGCCAACCTCAGTCTCAATTGACCCAAGACTTACCGAAGAGTAAAGCGTTTATACACTGCATTTGCTGTGATCTTTACTTCATAGATCCAGTGTCCTTTTTAGACCACCGTTGTGCGGTATCATCAATACCCCCTCACAAAATGGATGACAAATGACAGACTGGAAGAGTAATAAGTACTGGCGTAACCGCCCAGTAGAAGAGCGACTGAGGAATTTGCGTGTGCCTCCTCGTTACAAGAATTGCACGTTCAACAATTATGAAGTTGAACATGGATCAGATCAATTTAAAACCGCTGTTGAAAAGTGGTCAACCAACATTGACAAGCGCATGGAAGATGGCATGGGTTTGTACATCTACGGTAAAACAGGTCTTGGTAAAACACACATCGCTGTAGCCGCTTTACGTGACGTTGTTGCGAAACACGAACTTAGTGGTTTATTTTTATCGTATGACATCTTTACTGAAATGGTCCATGATTCACGAAACAATGACGGCGAACTTCCTGAAATGTACGGTGACCCAAACTTGCTTAAGTACATGCGCCGTGTGTATGACATTGTTGTGATTGACAACTTGAACTCCGATCGCCTAACTGAGTACATGGCAAAGACTGTGTCAAATATGATTGAATCTCGTTACGAGATGCAGTTACCAACTATTTTTACAACAGAGATTATTCCAGACAAACTTTCATCCATATATAGTCCACGAGTGCACTCAATAATTAAACAATCGTGTTTCATGCTTGGTGTAACTGGCGAAGACTATAGGACGAGGGACTAATGCTTGGTAATGACATCCAATCATACGATGATGTTGGTTATGGCGTGATTTTTGAAGAACTCATTGCGTCACCTCCAGAAGGTATTAAAGGAATTGGTAGTTCCCTGTATCAGGCACGTAACAATTGGAACCGAGTACTTAACTTGTGGAAAGCAAATGACCTTCCATTGAAATCGTTATATGACACAACCAATCGTTTAGGTATTGGTGCTGAGGTGTACACGTTCTTATCAATAGATGCTATTGATGCTGTAGATAACTGGCTACAACGTAAGGGAATGTCTCTACCTGTTTTGTATTATAAAAACGTGGGAGAACTTGAATACGATTTGCGTTTCAAGAGATCTGTCCGTACAATCTTCGTTCCACACAAAGAACAGGCAGCAGTGCTTGGTATTCGTGCAACAGTTTCATCACCTACAAGCGCTTGGACTCTCTAATGGCATCAACAGAACATCTGTTAATCAGCAAGGTAATTCAAACCGCTGATCTCAGCGAAGTTATTGATGCGGGTCTACGCCCTGATCACTTCAGTGGTGAATGGTCTGATATTTGGTTGTGGGTTCTTGACTACTGGCGTGAGTACAGTGTGGTTCCAACTGCACGTGTATTTAAACAACAGTACGCAGACATTCGTTTGCTTAATGCTGAGAGCGAACCTTTCCAGGCACTTGTTGATGAAATTTACATTGCTTACAAACATCAGCACTTAGTTAACGCAATTACATCGGCGCTCCCATCTCTAAACAGTAATGAAACTGAAGAAGCCTTTAACAAACTTTCGGAAGGTCTACAAAAAGCATCAGTAGAAGTTGCACGCCTCCGAGACATTGACCTCATGGAATCATGGGAAGGACGGTTAGCAAAATATGAAGAGATGCGTAACACCCCGAACGGTCTTCGTGGAATTCCAACAGGCTTTCTTGGTCTTGATCGGATCACTGCTGGTCTTCGGCCCCAGCAGTTGGTTACATTCGTTGGTGAAGCGAAAAAGGGTAAATCATTAATGACTTTGATTATGGCTGATGCGGCTCACAACCATGGCATCACGCCAATGTATGTTTCGTTTGAAATGAGTATTGAAGAACAAGCGGCTCGTTATGACGCCATCATTTCAGGTGTTCCACATACACGCATTATTAGAGGTGACTTGACAACTCAAGATATGGAACGCATTAGTAAAGCATTGAGTATTCGCAAGAACATGCACCCATTCATCATGACTGAAGACACCCACTCATTGACAACTGTAAGCGCACTTGCTGGAAAGGTACAACAGCACCGACCACGTCTATTGATTGTTGACGGCGTCTATTTGATGGACGATGAAAATGGAGAACCAAAAGGTTCACCTCAAGCATTGACAAATATCACACGCTCTCTTAAGAGGTTGGCACAGCGCTTTGACATCCCTATCATCGGGACTACACAGGTATTGTCGTGGAAACTTGGAAACAAGAAGTCACGACAAATTACGGCGGAAGCAATTGGTTACACATCATCATTCGCACAGGACTCAGACCTTGTGCTCGGTGTGGAATCAGATCCTGATATTGATAACCAAGCAATCATTCGGGTTATCTTGTCACGATCATCACCTAAGGGTGAGGTCAGGATCAAATGGGATTGGGAAAATATGAACTTCACGGAGGTGGATGAAAATGAAGATGGCGACACAGACAACTGGTACTACTGATCTTTCAAGTGTTCTTTTAGAACTTGGCGTAGATGTACGCCGAACTAATGGTCGTGAAATTTCAGGATGTTGCCCTGTACATGAAAAGCGCACAGGTCGTGCTGACGGTTCGCCATCATGGTCAATGAATGCAGAAAGCGGACTATGGATTTGTCATTCATGTGGTGCTCGTGGGACACTCGCTGGTTTGGTTTCAGAACTAACAGGAAATCCTGACAGTATTTCAGCAGTTAACCAATTGTTGATTGAAACAGGTATCAATCGTTTAACAGCACCAGAGCGTGTTGAATTCCAACCTGATGTTGATTGGGTTTCGTATAGTCGTTTTTCACCAGTGCCTCACAGAGACTTAATACGGCGACATCTTGACGCCGATGTAGCCACAGCACATGGAATTAAATGGAACATGCTTAAAAAAGCATGGGTTATCCCAATTGTCTCCCCACTTGGTGAACTAATGGGTTGGCAAGAAAAAGGTGATAATTACTTTAATAACAATCCAACAGGTGTAAAAAAGAGCCACACCTTATTTGGTATTGAGCGGTTCCAATCAAGGACAGCAGTCCTTGTTGAGTCACCACTGGACGTAGTGAGGTTTGCATCATCATTTGGGGGAGTACAAGCCCTCGCTACGTTCGGTGCGCATGTAAGCAAAGAACAGATGCAACTAGTTACTGATGTGTCAGAGCGTGTAATTATTGCAATGGATAACGATAAGGCAGGTATTGAGTCTGCAAAGTTCTTACTTAAGAATCTTCCACGTTTTCGTGACGGTATCTTCTTCTTAGATTATTCTAAGACTGACGCAAAAGATATAGGTGACATGACAGACGAGGAAGTGAACTACGCTGTTACCCATGCTTCAGTAGTGCCTTGGTGGATGTAATGAAGCACATCATCCATGTTCATCAACAGAACATTAAAAAAGGCATTAACGCCATTATTGATAGAACCTACAAAGGGTCTACACATCACCGTTCATTAGACATCCAATGCCCAAACTGTGGGACCACATCAGCCACCATTGTTCAATCTGACACACCTGACCGTTGTGGTGCCCGTGTGTGGATAGAAGCACAAGAGGTTTCTAAATGACCTTTAACGGCACCCTTTATCCGTTCCAACAGGAAGCCATGGAGCGTATGGTTGACCGTGGACAGATGATGCTTGCCATGGTCATGGGTGCTGGTAAGACCCCAACAACACTTGCCGCCATTGAACGTTTGTTTGATGATGGAGAGATTGATCGTGTAGCGGTAGTGGTTCCCTCATCACTTAAATTTCAGTGGCTTCGTGAAATCAAAAAGTTTACTAACTCAAAAGCAATTGTTATTGACGGTTCTAAAACTGCTCGTGCACCTTTATGGCGTAGTGCTTTGCGTTGTCGTTATGTCATCGTCAACCCAGAGATGTTAGTGAAAGACGAAAAAGAGTTTCTTTCACTTAAGTTTGATGCCATGGTTATTGACGAAGCAACTATTATCAAGTCCCCTAGAGCAAAGCGTTCCAAGTTACTCAAACGACTTGGCTCTAAGTGTCACTACCGTTTCGCTCTGACAGGTCAACCTATTGAGAACAAACCAGAGGAGTTGTTTTCTATTATGGAGTTTGTAGACAAAGGAGTGCTTGGTCGTTTTGACATCTTTGACCGCACCTTCATTGTTCGTGACCACTACGGTAAACCAGTTCGCTACAGAAACCTTAAACAACTACAAGACAGTTTGACTGAGTCTATGGTTCGTAAAACACGAGCAGATATTGCAGACCAACTGCCTAAAGTTATACATCAGGTAATACCTGTATCTTTTGATAATGCTGGAGCAGTTGCCTACGAAGCAATCGCTAAAGACCTTCTTAAAGAAATAGCAAACGCCATTGCGACACATGGACGTGGTTTTGATCTTTGGTCGCACTACAACGGCGGAGATGGTGGCGGAGAAGCGCAAGGACAAATTATGTCTCGTCTAACTATCTTGCGCATGTTGTGTGATAACCCAGCCCTCGTGTATGACTCGGCTCGTAAATTCCAAGAGACACAAGGAACCGATGGAAGTCAGTATGCGGACAAGATTATTAAGGCTGGCTGGTTGTCAGGAACTGCTAAAGCACCAAAGATGGCATCAGTGATTGAGTATGTAACAGACATCCTGTCGGGAGACCCAGATAGTAAAGTTGTTCTCTTTTCATTCTTTAAACAGAACCTACGACTATTGCAAGAGGCTTTTAAACCTCAGACTAATAGTGTTCTTTTTATGGGTGGTATGACCGCTGAAGAGCGAGACGCCGCCAAACAACAGTTTGCTACCGATCCACATACCCGCATATTCCTGTCCTCAGATGCTGGTGGGTACGGCGTGGACTTGCCCAATGCCAATTATCTGATCTCATATGACCTGCCATGGAGCGCTGGGAAACTAGATCAGCGAGAGGCTCGCATTATCAGGTTGTCTTCGTTACACCCCCATGTTACAGTTGCCTCCTTCGTTATGAAGGGATCAATTGAGGAACGCCAGTACGAAATGCTTCAACAGAAGCGTGGCATCAATGAGGCTTTCATTGACGGAAATTACGACAGCCAGGGTAAGTTTGAATTAACAATCGGTACACTGTCTGACTTCATATCAACATCACAACTGTAAGGAAAAACGATGGCATCAGTAAAACGAGAAAAACCAACAGAAGAATCAATCATCAAAGACTTTGATGAGGTGCACCTAGAACGCCTTGCCGAAGAGTTTAAGAAGTCCAAAGAGACTGTTGACATTCTTGAGAAGCGCTTAGGCGACATGAAGAAGCAACTTTCCGAGGCTGTAACTGTATTTGGTTACACAGATGACAAGGGCCATCAGTGGTTGAAGGTTGGCTCGTTTGAACTGAAACGTGAGCGCCGTATCTCTCGTTCATTGGACGTCACGGCTGTAGAACAGTGGGCACGTTCCAATGGGCACTGGGAAGACATCAAGAAAGTTATTGAAGTCGTAGACGAGGACAACCTCGTTAAGTTTGCATGGGAACACAAAGACCATGAAGAAACAATCAGTGCTTTCTATGTTGAAAAAGAAACGTGGGCATTTAAAGCGTGAGCGACAAAGCACTTGAAATGTTTGGCGACCTGCCTGACTTTCCAGGTTCCCGTGCGCCTAAGAATCGCCCGTCTTCTAAAAAACAAGATTCATATTTAAGTGATCGCTTTAACGGCGCTCGCTATAAGGTCTATCGGATCAACGGTGAGGAAGTACAAATGTTCACCATTGGTCAGTTAGCAGTTGCAGTAAACAGACGTCCTGTGACCATTCGTATGTGGGAGTCACGTGGTTGGATACCAAAAGCCACCTACCGTACCCCAACACCGAAGGGCATACAGATTCCTAATAAATCTACAAAAGGACGTAGGTTATACAGCAGACCTCAGGTAGAGTTTCTACTTGAAGCAATGCAAACATTCAAACTAGGTACTGCGGAAGCAGACTGGAAGAAGTTTGCGGAGCACACATCAAAAAACTATCCGAAATAATCACAGAAAGAAAAACGATGCCATTTACCGACTTTGAAGATGACGAGACAGAGTTCCAACCTGTTGTTCGCAAAAAGCCTGCCCAGTCAACTGGGGATGCAGAAATTACCCGCAAGCCACGTCCAGCAGTAACCTTGGATGAAGATGATGCACCTAAGGTGCGCCGTGTTGTCCGCAGTGGATGGAGTGGTGTTGATTCCGTAAAGACTGGTGACAGTAACTACGCTGTCCGTCTTAAGTTGTCCGAAGACACTCAGATCATCAAGTTCATTGGTGATGCTCCATACGCTTCGTATGGTCAGCACTGGCTTGAGCGTTCGGGTCAGAAGTCATTTGTTTGCATTGGCGAAGATTGCCCACTCTGCAAAGCAGGTAATCGCCCATCCAAGCGCCACAACTTTAACGTTGCACTTCTTACTGAAGGTGAGGAGCCAGCGCTTCGTTCATTGGAGATTGGTCCACGAGTTATTGACCAGTTGAAGAACTTCCACAACAGCGACCGCACTGGTCCTCTTGACAAGCACTACTGGGCTATCTCACGCACAGGTAAGGGCGCAACATCGTCCACCTTGCTTCAGATGGTCAAAGCGGCTGATCTTGAAGAGTGGGGTCTCACTTCATTGACTAGCGCTCAACTCGCTGAGTTTACCGAAACGGCGTACACCGAAGACATTATTCAGGTGCCGTCTAAGCGTGACTTGGTGCAGATTGCATCAGAAGAACTTGGCTACGACAACTAAGCCGTGACCACTAGTAAAGACAATGACATGGGGCGCCTAGCGCCCCATGTTGTGTCTACCATCAAAGAGTTACATGAAATCATCGCAGTTATCCAAAACGTTGGGGCTTTTGCGTTTGACATTGAGTCCCGTGGAATCCTTTCTCGTCATCCCGACCTTCTTGAACACATTGAAAAGGAATGGAAAGCGCACGTTGCAAAACTCAAGAACCCATCTCCCGACATCACTCGTAAAGCACGGGAGAAAATAGAATCCGATTACCGCAAGATGCTTGCGCTTGATCCTTTGCGCAATGAAGTGTTTTGGATTGGTATTGCTACAAAAGGTCACTCATGGGCTATTCCAATGGGTCATAGTCGTGGCGTAATAGTTACGCCCGAAGAAATAGGTGACGGTACCACCGTTCCACCTGAGGGTTACCGCAAAGTGCTTAAAAATGGTCAAGAGTCAACTGCTAAGGCTAAGTACCACGTGCCAGCCGAGTACTCACCAGCACCAGAACAACTATCTCGTTCGGTCGTATTTGAAACATTGAAGCCTTTATTTTTTAGTGATCTTATTAAAGTTGGTCATAACGTAAAGTTTGACGCTCGTTCAATTAGTAAGTACTACGAAGACATTCCGTCCGCACCCTTTAGAGACACCATGCTCTTACAGCATGCTTTAGACGAAAACATGATGTCGTACTCGTTAGAAAGTTTGATTCAACACAACTATGGAAAACATGACGCCTACTTCCGAGAAGGTAAGTTGGGTAAGATCATTGATGAAGTACCTTTTGATGTAGCGGCTCGCTATGTACACCTTGATGCTCGTTGGACATGGATGCTCTACGAGCGCTTGTGGAATGCGATTAAGCATCAGGATGATCTAACCCGAGTAGTTATTCAAGACTCTGAGGTGCTCCGTGTTCTCATGCAGATGGAGAACGAAGGTATCCCAGTAGATCACCTTCAATTAAAGATTCTTGGCAAAGAACTGGACGGCAAGATGCGAGACATCTTGTTGGAGTTATCTAAGTACGCACCTGTTGGGTTTAACCCTGACTCCACAAAGCACAAGCAAGCGTTCTTGTTTAACAAGAAGCGTGAAGGTGGCTTAGGGTTAAAACCATTTAAAGAAACAAAAGGTGGCGCTCCATCAGTAGACGAGGAGTCATTGAAGCGCTTGGAGTCAAAGCATCCAGCATTAACATTGCTCTTGCAGTGGTCTGAAACTCAGAAACTTAAATCAACTTATGTTGATGGGTTACTACCTAAATTGTCTAAAGGTCGGTTGCACCCGTCATATAACTTGCACCGAACTGCTACAGGTCGCTTGTCTGCATCTAACCCAAACCTACAGAACATTCCTCGTGAGTCCAGTATCCGTAGTCTCTTTATTGCTCCCGAGGGGTACACCCTGATGGTGGCTGACTATGACCAAATTGAACTCCGAGTTATGGCAATGTTCTCCAAAGACCCTGAGTTGATCCACATCTTTAACAATGACATTGACATTCACGCAGGTGCCGCCGCTTTGCTCTTTGGTAAAGACGTGTCAGAGGTAACCAGTGAAGAGCGTCAGATTGGTAAAGGCGTGAACTTCCTTACTGCCTACGGCGGTGGTTATATGAAACTGGCTCGCACTACAGGGATCCCTGAAGAGCGTGCCAAATACATGATTAACCGCTACTACGAGCAGTTTGCGGGACTGACCCAGTGGAAGCGCCATGTCATCTCTCAAGCCCGTGCCAAAGGCTATGTAAAGACCCTGACAGGGCGTAGGCGCCGTTTGCCCGATATTAAGTCTACAGACGATGTGAAGCGCTCCAGAGCCGAGAGGCAGGCTATTCACGCCGTAGTTCAGGGCAGTGCGGCTTGTGAAAACTTACCGTTCCAACCACACGCATAACAACGTGGGGCTGGCTGTGCTCCATTGATCATACTGTTTGCACCTCGTCCAGTACGGCTAAATACATAAATACTTCCGCATTC